CTTTTAACTCGTACTACTATTAGGTAGCAGTAGTTGTTTGTCCTGGGAAGGATTGTAGACCTGGCTGACCAATACCTGCTCCTGGTACACCACTTAAGTCACCAGAACCATTAGTCTGAATAGCATTATCATAACGTACTGTTAATGCTACAGTCACAGCATCAGAAGTTCCATAGTTTAGAGTCTGATAGTTAGCCTGTTGTAAGAAACAACCTAATAAAGACCAGTTTTCTAAAACTGTAGGAGTATTGATGCCATTTCCACCGTCTAAGATTTGAATCTCCATATCGAACTTGTAATCACCACCTGCAGCCGCTGAAGATTGCTCATAGAAGTCTAATTGACGTTGCAATTGAGCACCAACTGCTTTTGAGATGTTACCTGCCGCGTCATCTCTAAGATTGACGGCAAGAGTTTGCCAAGTGTGCTTACCAGCAAGATAGACACGTGAGTTGTACACGTTAAGTGTAATCTCATCGAACTGTACTTGAGGTCTTGCACAATCCACAACCTGTCTGGTACAAACGAGTGAAGAATCATCGTCAAAACCAAAATTAATAAAATTCACTCGGAATCTATATTGAAGTTTTGGCATCAACAAGTTTTGGTTAGCACCTCCTTCAGGTACGACTGAAAGTTTTGCTAATGTATCTGAGGCTGTTGCCATTGTTAATCTCCTGTTATATACTTTATTTATCTAAAATTGTTGAAAGTGGCCGAAGCCACTTTCGTCAATTATTTTATTGAGCCCCTGATAACTCACCAGTGTTGAAAATTCTAACAGGAACATAGATAAACTCTGCGGCTTTGACAGGCTCTACAGCGATGTCTACCCAAAGTTCGTTTCTGTCGATTCTTGCTGGAGTGTTATTGGACTCATCACACACTACAGAGTAGTCGTAAAGACCGCGTTTTGCAACTAGATCCTGGAACAAGCCTTCAATCACTGATCTGATTGACTTTCTTGTTTGAGGATCATTTGGTTCAAACACAAATGGTCTTGCGGCTAACACTAATTGTCTGCGAATGTATGCCACTAAACGTGCTACGTTGATTCTATCAAGTGCTGATGAAGAATCAAACGATGTTTTGTTACCATAGTTCAATAAGCCGTTACCACTAAAGAATACTAGCGGGTTAATGAAGTTTGAGTAAAGAACATCTCTGATGCCAACACGTGTTTTAATAGCATTAAACTCACCTGTTTGTGCATCAACATAACCGATGTTTGCGGCGTTATCAATGATACCACGTCTTGTACCTGCTGGAGCTAACCAGGGGTAAGCAATCGCATCATTGCGTAACATTGTTCTGACCATCATGTGTGATGCAGGAACTGCAACTAAGTTACCTGATAGGTCATTAGTGATACCTGATGGGTAGAATAGACCCATGTAAGTATTTCTAGTAACTAATCCATCTTCGCCTGTTGATGCCGCATTTGCTAAGTTAGTAGCCCATGCCTGAATTTCAGTTGCATCGTCTTTCAGTCTTAATGGAGTGTCACCTACAATGTAGCCTGTCTCACCTCTATCAGAGTTCAACGTAATCATATTGGGTTGTAACTCAGGATAGTTAGGAGCGGCTTGTAAGTTGAAGAAGTTATCTTCATCTCTAACTGCTGTGTTACTATCGATAGCGGATCTCATTGCTTGAACAACCATTGCTCTTTGAGCCTTGCGACCCATATAAGGAGCACCGTTAGATTGTAAGCCTGAAGCAGATACCCATGCATCTTTCTGAGTAGGAAGAACATCATTAGGGAATCTGTCGCTATTAAAATAGTTTACACGATATTGTTTTACGTTATATCCAGAACGTCTTGTGTTGAACATCAACATACCTTGAGGATATAAAGAATCATTTGGAGCATCGACATCTAAGTAGTCACTTGATAGCAAGTTGGCAATAGATACCATAGGATCATTTGCTGGGTTAGTTGTGCCGTTATTTGCCCAACGTGCATCAGCAAATACTACACCAGCTGGTGTAATTTGATCAGTGTTGTCGATCTTAACCCATCTATCAACTCCGTCTACTTGTTGCCATCTCCAGATGATTGGATAGTTTTCTAAATCTGTAGTATCAATCCAAAGATCGCCCCAATTTAATGCTGTACCGTCTGACTGCTGAGTTGGCTCAGTAGCACTTACGATAGGACCGTTGGGGTCAGTTGCATTTGGGATTGCGGGTGACGGTAGACCATTTGCATCATATCCTTGATTAGCATAACCTTTCCAACCATCGTTCCAGTTTACCATGATATCACATTGATCTACTGATGAATAGAACCAGTTAGTCATGTTATCAGGGATAGAAGTTGGTGCGCCTTCATTTGATGTAAGTGAGTTAGCACCTGAAGTTGTTAATGAGAATGCTCTCCAGTTAGATAACTGAACAGTGTATGTTGGTGTCGCAACACCTGAGAACCATGTGTATTGTTGAACTTCACCTGATCCGCCTACTTGTGTTACAACTACAGTTAAGTCATTTGCTGGTGATGTACCGCCCATGTCTGAACCTAAGAATGTAACTCTGTCGCCTACTACGTGACCTGTACCGCCATTAACTACAATAGTAGCATCAAAATCATAATTTTCGTAATCGTTTGTGACAGCAATAATCAAGCCTGTACCTGCACCAGTTGATGAACTTTGTGTAGGTTGCCATTGAATATTTGTAACTGCGGGTCCATATTTACATCCTGCTGTGGTGTTTACTACAAAACCTGCTTCAGCAAACAAACCGCTAGATGTGCCTGTGAAACTATCATGGTCATTCAAAACAATTGAACCACCTGCAGTATGTGAAATGCTGATAGAACCATCATCATTAACTGATGCCGAAGTGTAAGGTACGTTAGCGGCTGACCATGCTGTTACAAAATCAGATGCATCTGAGTTATCAGCAAGAGTCATAGTATACTGAGAACTCAAAGTTGAAGAACCCGGAGTTGATACTTGAACATATGCA